GTGGAAGGTTATGCAGGTGGGTATAATGATAAATGGGATGCGTATCTATCTGTACAAGGTTTCACAACAGGGGGTCTACAAGATAAGTATACTAGATGGAAAAATGAGTAGACAATAAAAAGCCCCGTTAGGGGCTAGTCTTCTTTACATAGATGGGAGTACTTATCATACAACATTAAATACTCCTTACTCTTATCAAAATCTTGCTTCATTTCATCCTTGTCCCCCATCCTGAATCTATACTTCAAGAAGTTCCCCATACAATACCCCTTAAAAGCCTCCTGAGAGAGTGCTGAAGCGATTATCTCTATACACTCATACCCTAGCTTCAGATAATGATTTGGAGAGCTTACAGCGTTGTTTTTAGGTTTGTGTACCCAAGACACTTCTTTAGTCTCCTCTACCCTTTCCTTATACTCCCTCTCTTGTTCTGGAGAGAAATTCCTAAAACACCTAGTTGCAAATTCTTCTTCTAGTTCTTCTCTATCATGTGCCATTCTAACTCCTATAAAAGCTTATTAGCTCTCTTCATGTATTTATCTTGTATACCATCTAAATCAACATATACCAACCGTATATAACCTACAAAGGCTAATGCTTCCATTTGTTTAAGGAGGTATATGTCTTCTAAGTCAAGGGCATCTAACTCATGTGCCAGTACCTCCACCCCTTTGAATCCATCTAGCTCTCTAATATCATAGACTCTTACAAACTTGTGGTTATCCTTAGCATAGAGTTTATTATATGTTACGATGTCGCATATTACGTATTGCAAACTATTCTCCTCCTGATTTATATTCTACTACTAGACCATTCTTACACGTTAGGTCATAGCTATCATAACTGTGAGGGACTGACCCCAGTTTTCCACATAGTTCAGTGAATAGCTTATGCCTCTTATCTATCACGTCAAAGCTGTTGTCTAGATTTATAAGGAGTGCAATTGCTATAATAACAGAAACAATAACCCCTACTAAGAAACCCCCCTCTAAATCATCCATCTCACTCTCCTCTCTCGTATTTAATTTCTTTAATAACTAAGTAGCTCACACAGTACAATAAATATATAGTGAATGTTGGTAAGCTGTTACCTGTTGTCAGTACGGTTATTAGCCATACTACAAATGTTGCTACTAATGCTAATGCTAGATTAATCATTTCATTTTCCTTATTCTTCGCCTGTGGTGAATATACCCTATATATGGCACACACCGTATTAAGTTAACCGTTATTGGGGACTTATGTATTCATTAATAATGAACTACGCTTTTCTTTGGACTGGTATCATCATACCACATCCTCTCTATTATATCTCTCTTTTAAGTAATCCAAACTAACAAACATAGGATTGAAACTCCCTTCCTGTACGTTATGCTTAATTACAATCCCCCTCCAGTGGTGGTTACCTTGGTGTCCCTTGTAACCCTCATCATGCAGGTAGCAAGCCCCTGCTATAATACCCCATTGTTGCGCCCCGCTTGCGGGTAAGAACCTTGTAGCTACGTCTAGTGTCTGTTTATGACCTACACAGAAGCTCTCCCCTACCTGTTTTAATACATTCTGTGCCGTGCCTCCATAGGGCTTCCCGCTAAAAGGGTTAGCCATGAAGTGACAATAAGCTACCCCATTAATGACGACAGGCTTGAGGTAGTCGTGTACTTCCCACCCCATCTCCTTATACATGAGGTTATCATAGGAGAGGAATCCTTCAAGCTCAGGATTGGCATTAACGTGCCTAACTATTCTCTCTTCGTGATTACCTAGTGTAATGACCATTCTGGGTGTATAGACTTTCTTCTTATTTCTCTTCTGTTGTTGTTGTAAGGTACGCAACGGCTGTAGCAGGAGGTTCATACCTTCTATACTCGCATCTATGTCTAGCTGCAATCTCTTACCCTCTGCCGCTTTCTTCCCTTTGTCATAAGAACTTAATGAGGGCATATCAGCATGGTCACCAATATGCACAATAACTTCAGGTCTCTTATCTACTATGTACTGACCAATCCAAGAAAGGTATGTCATGTCAGTATCAGGTTTGCACTGAGTATCAGGAATCATTAAGTGTGTGATATTAGCTTTTACCTTAGTCGTAGTCCTTATCTTCTGTATCTTACTCATTCTGTAGGTCTCCAAGGTTCTATAGTTGAGAATACACCAAACGTGTATCTTATTGCTTCTTCAAAATCCCCTAATTTACGAGGTCTCTCAGATTTAGGTAGGGAGAATATGGTGGAGCTATACCAAATAAGATTGCGGTCTGTTGGCTCAGACTCAGGTGGCATATAGACCTCTACCTCCTCCCACCTGTGTTTCCAAGCACTGAAAAACAAACACTTATTTTCCCATTCTATTTTCTTATATACCTCATATGAAACCCCTGTGGAGGATACACAAGGTCTTATTTGAAATGTACTCATTTCTTAGCCCTCTCTTCATTAGTCTTAATTTGGTGACAAGTATTACAAATGATTTGTAAGTTCTCCCTCTCGCAGAAGAGAGTGGACACAAACCTTGGTAGGTCTTCGTATGTCTTCAATGAACCACAAGGAACAATGTGGTCTACTGCTACTTCCTTATCTGCGAACCAACCTTCACATACATTACATTGATATTCTTTCTTCCTCCTCTTGTCTGTTCCTACGTATGGCCTTGATGCTTCAGCTTTCACTTGGTATTTTACCGGATATTTCCTAAAGGCACTCCGTAATGCAC